TCTACAGACCCATCTATATAGGGTGTATTTAAAGTCTTCTCGTTTGCCTCGGTAATGAATTGCTTATCCTCATCTGTAGCATTGATAAAATTGAAATACAGTGCTGAGTCTGCTACCTTTGGACACGTTAATAAATATTCTATTGTTGCTTGTGTCTTATCAACCGCCATTATCTCTTGCCCTTCTAGCAAGTATGTCATGTACTTGCTTTACAAACTCTTCACGCTTTTCCGCCATCATTGCTTCATCCCAGTGTCTACTTGCCTTGGCTTTGGTATACTGTAGTTGTTTTCCTGTTGGATGCTTTCGTCCATTTTCGTCTGGTAAACTGAACCAGCCAACCACTATACCATTCTCTATAATAGGTATATTTAATCCATATACTTCGCCTTCATAATGATAATGTGCATATGGTGCGGTATAACGAACATGCTCCGGTGTTACTTCTAAATTGCTTAAGTCTGTTCCAAATGGTACATAGGGATCCATCATCTTTGCAAATAAGTTGTGAATCTCTAACATTGCTTCATCATTTACAACTTCATCTAACTTTGCTTGTATGGCTCCTTCATCTATATGTACCTTTGTAACTATTGACTTACCCATTTTATTCACCTACCACATAATAGTGCTTATCGTTTCTACCAATACCTGTGTTATCTGTAAATCTCTGCACTACAATACATCCTTGAAGGCGCTTATACTTAGCAATTAAGTCTGTCGACCTGTGGTCTTTAACGAGCTCGTCTACTTCATCATTTACATTACCTTTGATAATAATATCTCCAGGTCCTAATGTGAAATATTTCTGCATCTCGTCATTTGGTAATGCTTCCCACAAATACCTATCCATATATCTATCATCCTTAGGAATTCTACATATTGTGGTATTTGTTTCCAACTCTACCTGACCCACTGTCACCTTATTGCCGGTGTATTTCCAGAAACAAGTGTCTACCGTATGTCTTATCCAATGTACGACCTTTGTTACCGGGTCTTTATACTGATTATAAATTGTTAAGGATGTATCCCACCATATTGGATAACTCATATTATTCACCTGGGTAAAGTCCTCTATATAGAACTTTCCTTCCTAATTCATTCACAACACCATTTAGATACAGCCTTACGGTATCACCCATTTCCTTTTTCAACTTATCAAATAATTCGCTAGCACTTACTACGTTATAACTAATTGAAACTCCATCATTAGACCTAGATGCAATTGCTGCTGTAGATTCGGTAGCCATTTCTCCGCTTCCTTCTCCAGCAGACATTGAAGCTTGTCTTTCCTGAGCCATGTTTATCAATTTATACATACATTGTTTGAGCTTGGCGGGATAAACAGTATCCATCTGTAACCGGTTGAATGTGTACCAGTCTATAATTGCCTCAGCCTCAAACTCGAAATCAGTGAAGGCGGTCTCATTTAATGTACCACCCATATTCTTATATTCATCATATGTTAAATACATAAATGCTACCGCCTTTCTAAGATAAACTCAATTTAATATAACGTTGTTATCAGCCAAGTGAAATGATCTGTGCGATCGGGATTGCCTTGTCACTGATGTATTCCTTTGCTCCAGCTTCATTGCTGTTAACAAGCTCCCAGTTAGCACCCATCTTAAGCTCTGCATTTGTGGGTGAAAGTGTAGCCATGTAAGCCTTTGTGAAGGAAATACCATAAGGTGCAAAGCACTTTCTCTGACGTGAGTAAAGTGTGTCCTGACCACCGTTTGTCTTAGGATCTCTGAACATCTCGTAAGGTACCTTAGCCTTGCAATCTGTATACTCAATAGCTCCATCACCAAATACATAAGTTGTATAAGATGTAGCTACTTCTGCAGGTGTGTCAGTTGCTGCTGTAAGTGTTCCACCTGCTACGCTTGTTCCAACACCTTCAGATGCTGTAACAGGAACGCCTGCACCATACTGTCCAGATTTCTCTGTAAGTGTAAGAACTGCTCCATCACGTGTTACTGTGTATGTAGGATCACTTGCAAGTGCTGCTGCAAGTCCTGTTGCAACTGCTGTTGCTGTCTGTGTTCCAGCTACTGTAAATGAGCCACTTGCTACTGTGTATTTCTCACCTGTTGCAGGGCTTCCACCAACTGTCACTGTGTAAACACCAGCTGTCTTCTCAACTTCTGCTGTAGGCATTGAATCGTCGATAAGAACAAGTCTACCATTGAGTGTAGCCAAGTTGAGTTCTCTCTCCATGCCGTTTGCATCGTTGAATTTCAAATAAACAAGTACCTTAAGGTTCTCAAGGTTTGTTGCTACCTTTGAGTGCATAATTGCCATTGAGAACTTACCTTTGTTATCTCCACAAGCCTTCTGGATCGCTGTGTTGAGTGTAGTTGCATCCATAAGTCCAACCTTACCCTCACTGTTGGTAAGTGCTGATACATCATGTGTATGCTTCTTTACGAACTTAGCACCTTCGGGGTCTGCCATTGCAAAGATACCCTGCATAATGCAAACGATTGTATCCTGGTCGATTTCATCCCAATACTCTGAAATCTGCTGTGCTACGTTCTCCATGAAGTCAACTCCACCTGTAATGTCATATGAGAAGTCTTTCTCTGTCCATGCGTTTGCACGACCAACAACTACTCTGGAATGACTAAATGTCTTTGTTGACTGTGATGTAATATCTGTCTGTCCATCATAGTTCAAAGGCACTGAACCTGAAATAAGTCCTGTTAAAGGTGTTGTAATGTAGTTTCCACCTACCTGGTCTGACATTGCTGAAGCCAAGTCAGGTCTCTGTCTAATTGCACTTGATTTAACAAGTTCATTTAACTTGGTGTTCGGTATTCTATCTACATACTTCTGAAATACCTCACCATTAAAAAGTTTCGCATCAAATAATGGCATAATATTTTCCTCCTCTTTTAATTAAAAAATCTTTTTAAAAACCTACTGACATATCTGGGTTTTCGTTTTTTGCCTGCATCATTTCTGATAAAGACATTTTTGGTGCGGGGTTTGTTGCCCCTGGTGTTGGGTTACTAAATTTCGGCTTTGGTGCTTCAGGCTCCGGTGCAACTGGTGGTTCTACCTCTGGTGCTTTCTCATAAAAAGTATTCTTATAAGACTCAGCAAACCTGGAATCGAAATCCTCCATCCCTTCAAGCTCGCCTTTTCTATTAAAGTCAACATCCTCTGAATCTATCAGCTTTTCAATATAAAACTGCTTTGCTGCTTCACTGGTAAATTCCTTGGTTGCTGCGTACTCTTTAACCGCGAACTCCCTAGCCTGTCTTGAAAGCTGTTCCTCATACGCTTCTGCATCTTCGTTGTATCTTTCCTGCAATGCTGCAAGTTGCTCAGATACATTTGCCAATGCTTCTGCATCGTTACCAGCTTCCTGAAGTCTCTGTGTCAATTCATTGACATCGGCTTCTCTCTGTGCAACTGCCTCGGTAAGTGTTTCAATCTGCTTCTCAAGTGATTCCATTAGTCCTTCATGCTTTCCAACACTTAGATAATTTCCTTCACTCAGGTCTGCAAATTTTGCGCCTTTACTTGAAACAATTTCATTAAACTGCTCAAGTGTTAAAGGTCCTTCAGCTTCCTTAAAGATGTCTTCAATTTTCATAGTACAAATCCTCCTACATTGTTTAAATCTGTTTTGTTTAAATGTGGTTTACAGTGTCCACTCAATGTGCGTTCTTTATATGCCTTTACGCTGGGCTTTATATAAAAGCATTAACTGCTAATATACCTTACTTTGTTGCTTTTGGTGTACAAGAATTAAGTCTTGTTTCTACACCATCGACACGTTTTTCTATCATGTCAACTCTTCCTTCTAATACTGGCATTCTCTCTACCACACTATTATGCTTTTCTACTGATTTACGCAGCTGGTCAATTTTTTCATCAGTTAATTCTCTACCAGTTGCCACTTTTACTTCCATTGATTTGTTGGATGCTACATTAGATATTACGATCCCCATTAAAGCCAATAAACCTGTGATGCACGCACTAATAATTGATTCCATACCTTTCTCCTTTCAATGAAAATGCAAATACCGACTACCAGCAGTTGCAACTGATAGTCGGTATTCAACATGGCAAAAAGGACCGTCGTCCTCTTCATAAATATTTTAACAAATATACCAATATTGGTAAAGTACCTAACCTAATAAATTTACTAGGTTTGAGTATATTTATAACTTAATTTGTCTATAACCGGATACTTGAATTCTTGGGGTCTGAATTTTTAATCCGCATTCATCTGAGAACTGCTTATATTGCTTTGTAAATTTATCGACTCGTGCCTGATATTCTTTTGCTAGCTCTTCATCTCCAGATGCTACTGCGGCAACTTGTCCATCTTTTGCTTTACGTATTGCAGTTTCATATTGCCTCTGCTTCTGTGTGCAATCGTACATAGTTAGATGCTTACCATTTGGTAGAGTATATCCTTCTTCGTTTCTATCCAATATTTCCTGAAGCTCTTTCTTACTGTAATTTGGATTAGCAAATCCAACTATTATGGAATATGTGAAATGCCTACAATTTAATGTTCCAATGTGTCTGTCAAAATGACTGAACACTTCTCCATCTACATCCTTAAAGGAAACATTTGCATCTCCTTGTAGTTTAGCATATTCTTCATTAGTAAACTGATGCCCTTGAACTGGTGCGTGGTCTAATGCTGGATACTCATGTACTGTTATTTCTTTTCCATCTGCCCCATATTGCCTACCAGTTTCATCTTGCACCGCCTGATTTATAGCACGTATTCCATCTAATATATTTCGTCGTACTGCGGTATCCATCCTTTGACAATAAGTTCTACCAGTTTCTGTATTATATACTGCATATTTCAATCCACTTTCACCTAATTGCTTCACAGTTCTTCTAACTGCGGTATTATAATCTATCACACCACTTTGCGCTGCCTGCACCGCTTCATCTATTACAGAGTAATAGGTTTGCGATATAGATGTAGGTCTCAGTATTTGTGGGTTTCTAAAGTCTCTTATCATAAATGCTTGAGATTTAGCCATGTTAACATAGGTACCAGCAGTTTGGTTGGCAATTGCCTTTACTATATTCATTAAAGGTTTGTTCTGCGTTATTGGGATAAATGGTAGCATTCTATAATCATAAAAAGGTCTTGCATCTTTATAATTATCTAATGCTACCTCTCTTATTATTCTTTTTATATCCTGTACTTGTAGTCCAGTTTGTCTAGCTATCTCTTTATTTATTTTTCGTACGTCGCTACCCGATTTCAGCAGTCGTGTAAGTGAATAAATATCGGAAGGAGTAAGAGTACCAATCTCTTTTATCCTCTCACAGATAACTTTGATCACGTACTCATTAATCCTTTCCTGTCTTGCTATGATTGGTTGTACCAATTTTTCGATAGCTTCTTCACTAAGCATTTATACTCCTTTATGAGGTTTTGGTATATTGGATAGTAACTACTCTCACATAATCTTCACTCGACCTAAATGCCATTAGTTTTAAAGTTCCATTTTGAATTGAAGCATTAAACGCTTTAACATTATAAGGACTATCCAAACAAAGAACGTTTACCAATGTTGAAATATTACTACAATCTATGTTTGTTTCAAACCAAGTTTGAGAAGTAAGTGTCTGCTGAGAGCCTAAATCAACAGTCTTCTGATAAATAGGTTTACCATCAATCCAAGTTCCCACAATCTTCTCAGTTGTACTATAATCTGTATCTGAACCTATTGAGATAGCGGAATCTGTGGTTTTGGTGTAGTTGACTACAAATGTTGCAGACACGTCACTTCTATCATACAGTGTTGAGAACCAAATATCTCCTGTATCTTTCTCATACCAAGCACCCATGAAACCTCTAGTCGCAGATGATGAAATATAAAAGCTGTGTCCAACATCAACCATTCCAGTATCTATATTCGGGATATCTGAGGATATACTAATATGTCCTTGGTACAAATAACCGTCATTTCCACTCGTATAAGTTCCAATCTTGCTAGTCGCTGAAATTGTCTTGGTAAGAACTTTCTGATACAACGGTTTCCCATCTATCCACTGTCCAATCATCTTTTCATCAGTGCTATATAAATCACCTTTACTGAATTTATTTGCCAACATTTCGGGCATACCGCCAAGATAAGGAAGTATCTCACCGTAAAAATCAGCTAAATCTTGCTTTGTTACTACTCTGTTTGGATTTTGTACGCTCATTTATGTTTCCTCCTTTCTTTAATCGGTTGTTTTGGTGTATCTAAGTGTTACATAAATATGAGAGTATTCACTACTTCCCCATCCCGATGTTCCTGCAAAATATATAGCGGAATTACCAAATGAGGATACGGCAGAGTATGCTTTACCATCCGATGCGATATAAGGAAGTGTAAACCCTGTGGTGGAAGTCATTACCACTGCGTCAACAATAACCCTATAATTGCCAACATTTGATATATTGTGATTAACTGCAAACGAGCCTGATGAAATTGAAGTTTCTGTTATATCTAATGTCTTCTCATATATAGGACTACCATCAATCCACTCACCAACTATCTGCTCATCTGTGCTATATTTGTGATATCTAGCGGGAATACTTGGTAACGGTGTAACTACATCATCCATATCCCCACTCTGTAAGTTATCTGTGGATATTACATCACTAGTTATGTCTATTCCATCACCTGCTGTGTATGTAGTTCCACCACCGCCACCTGTTTCTAATTCACGCCACTTGCCTAGTGTTGGGTCTGTGGTGTTTGTACTATCGTATTGGTAGTTCTTCTTTTCGGCAGTAACATAAGCCAAACATCCGTCATATAAGTCAGCTGCGGGTGTTGCTACCATGTCTGATATGCTGGCGTATTTGGTTCTCGCATCAAGAGGTTTACCACCTTTGTACGAAAAATTATCGGCTACATTAATCGACATTGTTTACCTCCTTTCTTATGCGAATGTTACGCTATATCCACTGACTGTGGTTGCGTCGGTTAATACATATCTGTAATATGCTACGCTCGTGCCATTCTGTGTATAAGTCTGTTCTGTGCGAGTAAAACTATCAAATAAGCTGAATCCATTGCCGTCCTTGATGCTTGTGAGAGCTCCAAGGGACTTAGGATAAGCATAACATATTCTTCCTGCGGTTACTGTGAAGCTGTATGTGCCACCCTTAGCAGTACCCAACGCTGTAGTGAGTGCTTCAACGGTTGCTTCGTCGGGTGTAAGACTAGCCACTGCTCCATAGAACTTATTGTAATAGAAATTGATGCTGGCTGTCTTAGTAACCGATGTATCAACGTCATCGCTCTTAGTGTAAGTCACTATTGCCTTAAATGTTGTTGTATCTGTTGTGGGTGTAGCCATCGTGTAACTCCAGCTTCCTGTTACTGTGCTGTTAATAGTGTCGGTCTGAAGAAGTGTATTTCCTTCATACCAAGCTATTGTCTTAATCTTCTTGGCTGTACCCATATTAGTTACTGCCAATGTAAGCGTCTCTGTGTAGCTTCCGCCATACGCTACATTTCCACTCTTGCTAAGCGTAAAGTTCATTGTAGGTGCAAGTTCGGATATTAGCAACTTCTGCACAAACTCTGTAAACGTTGTTCCCTGAGCGACAGTTGTTCCACTTGGTATCGCACCTACTGCTGTGTTACTTACTACATTAGCTGCGAGTGCGTCATCGTCGTATGTCCAAGCCACATCATAGTCATCCTCGGACTGCTTTATTAAGTGCTGTCCAGCAGTTCCTCCTGTCGGTACTCCAGGTCCAGCGGGTCCAGGAACTCCCTGCGCTCCCGTATCACCTTTATCACCCTTGTCACCTTTAATTCCCTCTGTAGCCATATGAACTATAAGCGAATACGGAGGATTGCCTTCTCCTGTGTATCTATACACGGGATAACCAATTGGTGTGGTAGGATCTTCTGGGTCGTAGTCCATCTGCATTACCATAAACATAAGTCCAATTTCCGGGAAGTCTAATGAACTAAATTCACTAATATCGTTATACTGTTTATAAATCAGGAATGGATATCCATCGTCACCTTTAGGTCCTTGGATACCCTGAATGCCTTGCTGTCCTTGCGCACCTGTTTCTCCTTGTGGTCCTTGTAATCCTTTATCGCCTTGTATACCCTGCTCACCTTTTTCGCCTTTGAGTGTTAATAACCACTCGGACTGTGTGCCTTCAAACCCATTGTCTACCGCTATCTGGTAAGCACTTTCTCCTGGGTCTCCTTTTAATGCTCCGGCACCTTCCAAGGAAGCTTTGGTATATGCTTCAGATACTGCTATGGCTTTTTTCATAGCTTGTTCTGATTTCATAGCCATTTTGTTCTACCTCCTTCTTATAACCAATTCCATGTTCCATCTGATTTTCTAAATGCCATTTCACCAGCTGCTGTCATCACGTCACTTCCTAAAGACATCCTAACACCTTGAGGAAGTCCCATTATTTCAGCACCTGGTACGACTTCTGCCTTAGTGTCCGCAAATAAACTTGCTTTCACAGATCCGTCTGCATTAACGCTATAACTTTCACAGATAATCATTTATTTCTCCTCCTTATTTTTATTAAATGGGAAGTCGTTCTTTTCCTTGTTGCTGTCTTCTGCTTTGTTTTTGTTGTCATTAGGCTTATTATTAAAAGTTCTACGATTATTACCAAAACCGCCTGTGAACTGTCCCATCATATCATTATCCATGTTCTCTGCAGCTTCACTCTTAAGATCCTCAAGTGCCTTCTTTGCCTGTCTCTCTGTCTCACCGAAGTACCATTGTCTAAGTTCAAGCTTTGACATAAGTCCTTGCTGCATAAGTGCCATTCTCTTATTAAGCTCTTCGTTTACATCAACTAATATACTATCATCCCATTCAAAGTTGACATCATACTCACCAGGAGGTGTTATTTCATACAAATCACATAATGCATTTGTTGCATAAATAACATCTTTTAATGCCTGCTCTAAGGACTGCTGAATGTCCTGGTTTGCTTGATAACTTCTTTGCTTTAATATCTTTAATTCTGTTGCTGTCTTTGCTTCTGTACTCGCATCACTAATTGTGCCTCTTGAAAGACCTGTTACGTCTTCTATTCTCATTAAGATAGTATTAAGTCCGTCTTTAAAGTTCGCATCTCTTAAACTTGGTGCATAAGGACTAAACAACTCACCATCATTAGTGTTAATATCTACCTGTCTGTATAGTCTTTGCTGTCCTTTACCAAGTTTGCTCTTTCCTCTGTCACTGTTATCGGTATCAGCTATCCATTGGAATGCATCTCTATCAACATCTAATGCCATCTCACCGGCTTCGTATTCCCATAAAAGTCTGCTGTACTGCATATCTGCATCCTTAATAAGTGAAATAGCTCTTGCAAAGGCACTAACACCTAATGGACTTGTCATATCAATTATGTTAGCATCTGGCATCTTAAAGTATGCAAACAATGGTTTTGCTACATCTGTAATAACTATCTCTGGCTGCAATGCTGACCACTCAGGAACTTCTGTTAACGGTACTTCCTTACCAAAATCTCCATCTACGTCGTTATTCAATGATGCTGTGTTGCTACTTCTGTATGCCTTATTGATAATTGTAAGTTTGTTATTCTCCCATTTATGATACTCAAGTCTTCTATAAACGTACTGTTTATCTACCTTAGGCTGTACGAATGCTGCTTCTGTTATGTTACCGTTTGCGTCAAATGCTAATGGGTAGAAACAATCAGCTCTTATAAAGTCATATTCAATACTAGGAACTACTTTGGATTTGTTCTCCTGTTTAGGTTGCTCCTGTGTTACAGTATCTTCTGGTTTCTCTTTGCCATTAAATACTGCTTTATCAACTGCTTCATTCTTTAACTGCTCGTCAGTCTTTTTTGGTGCTTCCTGGTCAACTGGCTCAACTCCTTTGTTGTCCTCAGTGCTCTCTATTGTCATTTCCGTATAGTACGGTTTAATAATAAGTCCACCAAGTGCAATACCATATTCAAGCTGTGTTCTTAAATGCTTCTTTAGTTTCGTGTACTGCTCATTTAAGAACTCTGCCCTGCTTGTATCTGTCTTGGGTTGTTCCTTTGTTATCTTAGGACTTACAATTATTGGAACTTCTTCACCCCATTCATTTATCTGTGTATCGGGAGGATTTTTATAGTCCGGATTAGGAACTTCTACTTCCTCCATTGGTGTAGTAATTTCACTTTTGAATTCAAGCAATGCTGTTCTTGCCTTCTCACTTGCTATCATTGCCGGAAGTCCTAACGAAACAATTCTAATTGGGTCGTTGTCATCTGGTTCATGTAGCCAAGGTGCCTTGTTCTTATACATCGTATTCCACAAGTTAATGGCTTTTTCCATGTCAGATGAAATAGCAACTGTTACATTGAGTTTTGATTCAATCGTATTTGCTCCTAACATCTTTTGTATCCCTTCCTTTAATTTTCCAATAATACTTTGCCATAAGGACATTTTTATCCTCCTGATATGCTTATTACCACCTAGCAAATTTCTATTTTTATCTGCCATGTAGTAATTTATACATAAATCAATTAAAAGTGCTTAAAAACGTAAAATATTAGGTTATCCTTTTACCCACTTTCCACCTGTAAATCTGTAACCTTTGGCTCTAAGTGCTGCTGCTATTTTAGAACGTTCACTTCCTGTTGCTTCTGCATAAGCACTTCTAAGTCCGGATACTGTTGTTGGTACTCCGCCTTTAATAGGTTTGCTGTTATCTCCGGTAGCACTTGTATTAAGATTCATATAATTTGCTTTTTTATTTGTATGACTCTCATGGAACTGTCCTATTTCATTTCCATTTTTATCTCTAAATGCGTAATGTGTTGAAATAGCATCGTTGCTAAGTTCATGCACTGTAAGGTCTGAGCGTCCTGTCATTTCTTTTGCTGACTTCAGTCCTTTCATTACGTTTCCATCTACCTTATATTTCTTACGTTCAAAATTACCGGACGTAGGAGTTGCAGCTTTGTTTGATCTAGCTTCTTCGTCTGTAACTCTAGGAGCTCCGTTCTGAGCTGTCTTTCCAGCAGCTGCATTCTCTGCCGGTTCATCAATTCTATCTTTCTTCCAGTCGTAACCTTCACCTTTTTCATCAGACTTCTTAAGAACACTTCCTTTAAAAGTTTCTTCCTTAGCCTTAGGCTTGTTCTGTTCATTTATTTTTGCAAGCCTGTCTTTGATACCTTGCTCATGCTCCTTTGCAAATGCATCACGTTCCTCTTGTGTATCTGTTCTATCCTGTTTCCAGTCATGCATTTCAGGTTTCTTACCTTCTACATCCTTAACAGCACCTTTTCCTTCTTCTATATGTCCTTTAGATGCTTCGCTCTTGCCAGTGTCTCTT